ATAAACTTCTTAGCTCGTTTTAATTCTTGCTTACATTCAGTTTCATCGAAGATTCCAGAATATGTCATTTCTCGTATAATATTTTTTTAACTACAGATCTTGGATAAGCAGTTATGTTTCCAATAGATAACTTATCCTCATCATAAGAATAAGAAGTAAAAATTTTTAATACTTTAGAATCTTTATAATATAAATAACCAATATCTTCACACCAAGAATAGCTAAACTTATCAACATCTGTTAGATCATCATACCATTGTGAAGAGGAGCAAATATCCTGCCAGATAACACGCACCTTTTTATAGGGTAATTTTTTCTTAGTCATTTTAGTATCTGTTATATAACTTTTAGAGCTATTGACAATAGACAATAACGGGTGTAATTACAGTATAAAAACGGAAAGGTATAAATGGAAAACGAAAAAATACAAAAAGCATTTTCAATATTTAATGGTGGAGAAGGGTTGGATCATTGGTCCTATTCATCCACAAGTACACCCTTTGCAAAAAATTTATTAGGTTATTCATTTCCTCAAGAAGTTAGAAGGAAGTTTCCATTTAGATACAAAGCAAACTTTGGCAACCTAGTTAATAATGTTGTGCAGAAACAAATAGCAGATGTAATTTATAAAACTAAAACAATTAAAGAGACAGAGTGGGATCGAAACTTTAATGTTTGTTTTAAAGCTGAGCAAGATAACATTAATATCAATCCACCAGTAGACGCAAAAGATAAGTATGGCAGAGAGGCTATGATTAGATTTGCAATGGATTGTATTCCTATTACAAAAAAAGTTGTGCAACAAATAATGGGTAAAGATAAATTGGTTTGCGAAAGATATGTAGAGCTAAAAGAATTTGACATGATCAAACATATTCTAGGTAGAATAGATTATGAAAGTAAAACAAAATTTATAGAATTAAAAACTAAGCCACCTAATTTAAGGAAGGTTAAAGGTAAAGAAGAGTGGAACATGATCACTCAAGATTTACCTACAGAGCCTACGATTGAAAACCTTACACAAACTTCGTTCTACTACATGGCAACAAAGAAGATACCATACTTGGTATATGTTAATGACAAAGACTATGTCATCTTTGATAAGAGCCATGAGTTAATGAAGGCAGATCACTTGCAACATCTTTATAATAAAATGATTGATAAAATTTTATTGTGGGAGAAGATGATTATGTTTTGTGAAGGCAACATTGAGAAGTTAGCTTTGATGATGGAGCCACCAGACCTTAATCATTTCTTTTACTATAAAGATTTAGCAGATGAACAAAAACAACTAATCAATAAACTATGGGGTATCAAATATGAGTAGTGAAAATAATAACGTATATAGAATGGGAAATAAAAATATGTCAAACATACATAAGAAGTTACACAATGCTTGTAATCATGCGAGTGGTGTAAGAAAAGCAAGTAAGGTTAAAGGTATGCCTTTTAATCCTTTACTACATGATGATGTGCAAAGAGTTGCAATGGATGCTTTGCTAAGTAATAATTTATATCCAACTTGTAGTTACATAACAGATGTTACAGATAAATTTGTAATTGTAACTTGTTCTATGAGAATAACAGACATTGATGATCCAGGAAGTTTTATTATGATTGATGGATGTACTGCAATGGGTGGTTTAGATAAATACGGAACGGGTCAAGCCATGTCATACAGTAAAAAGTATGCGTTCTTAAATGCACTCAATCTAAAAACAGGAATGGATTTAGAAGATGGTTACAATGCAAAACCATTTGAGCAAAATTCTGTGGAGAAATCTACAGAACCTACATACATGGATGATGAAGTGGATGTAGAAGAGATAATGAACAGGATCAAACAAACTAAAACTGAAAAACAATTAATGTCAGTTAAAAATCAAGTTAGATCAGTTGTTAATCATCTCAAAAATAATAACTTCAAAGCATACGAACAGATCAGAGATTTGTGTAGTGAGCATGAAGTCAAACTAACAAATAATCAATCGTAAGATTGATATAACTAAGGAGTAAACATGGATAATCAATCCGAAAAAATATACATCAACCTAACCAAGAATAAAGATTGGAAGTCTCCAACAGATAAACTTCCAGTTTACATTGGTCCTAAGAATATGAAACATCCAGATAAGAACTGGACCATTGGGGTCAATATTGGTGGCAAGTGGTATAACCAAGCTGCGTTTCCGTCAAAAGATCAAGACGGCAATGTCAAGGAAGGTGAATTGACAGTAATTTTAACACCAAGTGGAGCAGGAGCAACTAAAAATGCCTTTGCAAAACCAAGTGAAGGTGCTAATAACGAATATACCTTTTAACTTAGGCTAAAGGGTATCAAGCAGGGTGGGGTTTTTTTTCCCTTTCTAATCGTTTTCCCCACCTTGCTTAAAAAAGGATTTAATATGACAGATAATATAAAAGAACCATCACACTACACAGCAAACAAGATTGAACCTATTGATTTTATAATTAAAAATGAATTTGATTTTTGTGAAGGCAATGTAATTAAATATATTTCTAGATACAAAAGAAAAAATGGTATTGAAGATCTTAAAAAAGCCAGACAGTATATAGATTTTTTGATTAAAAAAGAAGTTGAAAAAACTAAATAAGTATGACAAAATTTAAAAGAATTATCAATGGAGAATGTCATTTTGAAATGATTGAACTCTTTGATGATGTAGAGAAGGCTAGTAACACTCAGAATAGAGGTGAGTTAATAGAATGTAATATCGACAACTTGAGATTCGATTTTACAAAAGTGAAAAAGGAGCATGATGGAAAACATCAAGATGCGTCTGCAGAAGCTAAAGGATCTTCAAGCGAAAAAGCACAAGAAGTTTCTGGAAGCAAAGTACAGAGTAAATAAGTATCAACAAGATTCTTATAAATTACTTTGGCAAATAGAGCAGACAAAAGAACAGTTAATGGCATTTAAGTAGTCATTAGCGTAATAATTGAAAAAAAAGAAAGGAAACTGTAGGGGATCTATGACCATAAACGTAAGCACACACTATAATAAACATATAAAACACCTAGACCAAAACACATTTGTATATAAAGTTAAGAAAGCATTTTACCTTCTTACGAACCAAGAAGAAAGATTATATGAGGTAGGGTTCTCAGAAGGATTTTTATATGCAGCAAAACTTTTAAAACAACAACCTATTGATGATAGTAATAAGAAAATAATTGGAGTTGTTTACAAAAATGCAAACTTAAAAACTGTTAATACAATAGTAGATAAGGTTTGTGAAAAATATCTTGTAAGTAAACATGATGTGTTTGGCAAAGGTAGAACTAGAGATGTAGTTAGAACTAGAAGCATACTTTATAATCTTTTACATGAAGAGTATAATGTAAGTATCTCATCTATTGGAAGAGTGTTTGGTCAAGATCACACTACAGTTTTACATTCACTAAACAATAAACAAAACAAGTCTAGATATTGGGGTAGCGAATATTCTATCTGGAAAGAGTATGAAAATTTAAAAACAGAATTGTTGCCAATAACTACTTCTTCTTAAATCCAGACTTCATATTTCTATAAGCCTTAGCAGAGATTGTACTTTTAGATTTACTTTTCGAAGTACCAGCTCGTTTTTTTTTATTGATGTTATAGTACAAACCCTTCTTAGCCATCTTACCAGATTTAGTTTTGTGATAACCTTTTTTCATTACTTCTTCTTTTTAGATTTTTTAATTTTTTTTTGTAAAAATTTTGGCAGAGTTTTCTGCTTAGCTGTTAGTTTACTTTTACCTTTTGACTTACCATACATAGTTATTCTCCTGTTGTTGTTTTATTTTTATCTCACAATAGTTATCAAAGCAAGAACCTTCTTTGCCATCATGACAAAAATATTGTCTCTTAGCTGTAATAATCCATCCACCCTCATCACTTAATAGTTGTTTGTTACATTCCTTGCAGTAACCACAAATAAAAGATTTGACTTTAGACTTTACCCAACCTTTTTTTTTCATAGGTGCGACATCATGTTACATTTTTTTAAAATCTCAATGTGATATAATGTATCTAATTAAAAAAAAAACGAAAGGTAAAAAAAATGAAAAAACATAAATTTAAAATGTCATCAATATTTTTAGATCATGAGATGCTACATAAGTGTGATGGTGTTTCTTATGATAACGAAAGTAAAAGAGCAGAAGAATTATTAAATATAATTTCTGCTAAATTACAATCTGTCATTTCTAAAAAAAGAAGAAGAGATGTTGTAAGTAGATTAGAGAAAAAATACTTTACTGCAAAAACTTTAAAGGAATATGTTTCATCTTTAAATGAAGTATATAAAAAGCCTTTTGGTTACATAGAAATAACTCAAGAAGAATATGATGTTTGGTATAAATATTGGTTAGAGTATTATGTAGATGACTACTCTTTATTTGGAGATATTAGACTTCAATTTGGTAGTGGTTGGCATAATCCAAATGAACCTAAACCTAAATGGCTTCCAAATAAAAAAACAAAGTCATGGGAATATCTTGAAGCCAACAAACTTTTAAAAAGAATGAAGAAAGTTTTTGGAGAACCAGAATTACTTAATGACCATAGAGCAGGTGCAAAAATAAAATTTGTAAGAACTTTATTTGATACTGGTGTTGCTCAAAAAATAATCAAAGGTAATGATACAATAAATTAATAAATTTATAAGGCGATCTGAAATATGGTCGCCTTATTTTTTTTTCTTTCTTCTTTTACTAAAGTTAGTAAAATCCATATTAAAAATATCTTCTATCTTTTTAAATTGATTGTCAATCCAACCAAAAAATTTGTAAACTAATTTATCTAGCATTTCCATCTTCTTCTTGCCTGTCTTATTCTTGAATTAGGATCATTCCTAGTTTTAGCTGATGATCTTTTTAACTGACCTGCTGATCTAGCACAATATGATTTACGTCTTTTAGCATCTTTAGATCCTGCCTTTACTTTACCAGTTACTGCTGTCTTTAATTTGCTACCAGGATTTGCTCTTCTATATCTTGCAACACCTTTAGCGGTCATACCAGCTCCAGACTTTGTGGGTCTGTAGTTTGCGTTCTTACCTTTAGTGGTTTTTCTTATAGCCATTATCTTTCGCTTAATCTATCCATGTGATTGTATATTCTACCAATAACTTTATCTAAATCAAGTAACTCTTGCTTCAACATCATAACTATTGCTTGTAATTCTACAACTGTAATGACTACCCAACTTGATATTCCAAGTAATATTGTACCCAATAAAGGGATCATCCATTTATTGTTGTTTTTCATCTATCTTCTCAATCATACTTTTGTATGGGTTATGTCTTGGTGCATTGTTGGTAGCTTTAATACCAGCACAGTAAGATAATAATTCTTTAAAATTAGGTAAGTCTTGGTTTGTATTTATACCTTTACAAACTTTATATAATTCTATCTGTTGTTTAAGAGTTTCGTTTTTAGTTCTTATTCTATTTTGTTCATCACAATGTTTTTTAGATATACCTAAATACTTTCTAAAATTTAATCTTAGTTCGTGACTATTATTATCATAATCGCTAGTATCATAAGTTTTATAATCTTGATCGCTTTCTCTTTTAGAAATACTTAAATCGACATCTCCATATCTACATTCATTGCTGCCATTGTTAAGATATTCATTTCTAGCATGAGCTGGTTTGACAAAGATTGCCAACAATAAAAATAGAATAACCAACATTCCTGTAAAATAATAATTCATTCCTATCCTCATACTCCATAACTACCTCGAGAGGTCTCTTACTTCCCATTGAAGATCACTAACTTGACCACCCATAATTTCCATAATCTCTTTTGACATTTGAATAACACCATAGATGTTAGAAATATCTTGATTAACTTTTTTAACAACTTCATTTTGTTTGTCTATTTGTTCTTGCAAAATGTAAATAGCTTGTTTGTTAGAATTAATTGTATTGGTTAGATTAAGAACATACTTAATCCCTGTAAAACTACCAACAACAATAGATGCTACTACTGGTATTACAACAATATTTGATTTTAACTTGTCAGCTATATTCATTAAAAAAATCCTCCAACAAGAGATTTATCATTTTTTTAAAATATTGCTAGATTTAATTATCTTCCTTGACCTAAGTAACGATTGGTATTTTTCTGGCGTTTCTCATGCTTACTCATAGACTTTTTATGCTGACCTGGTCCACGCTTTTTAGGTTTATCTCTAGGTATGAAGTGAGTAAACTTTTGCTTTGCCATTATTTTTTCTTTTTATATTTCTTTTTCTTTCTTTTCTTACCAGTTTGTTGAGATAACATAGTTACCTTTTTATTATATTGTTGTGCAAAACTTTTACTAATCATTTTTTTTTTATTTTATTCATGGTTGTTACACCAAATGATGCACCAACAATTGTTAATATAATATACCAAAACATAGGATCAGCATACTCAAGTATCTCCCAACCTCTTTGCATAGCATCTTGAGTAAAAGGTATAAAGTGACAAGCCATTAAAACTGTAAAAAAAATAACTAACCACTCATCTTTAAATGAGTTGTCTTGTTGTTTAATTTGTTCTAATGAAACTGACTTAGCAGCTTCAATCTCTGCTGCTCTTATAATTTTAGTTTTCTCTGCTTTGTGGCTTAAATGAGATGACACTTTATTGATAGCCATTTTTGTTAGAGGATTATTAAATAGTTTTAATAAGTGTATCATCCTGTTACTTTGCCATCCTTCCACTTCATATCTGGTAATCCATTCTCGAACTTCTTACCATCATAAGTTAAAACTTGCTTTCTATTTGATCCAGACTCATTGTAACTAACGTGAACCCAACCACCAGCAGGATCATCTTTACTATAAAACTCTAATATTAATTGATCAAAGTCTACATTGTTTTCTAACCAATAAGCTACTTGTATGTTTGGAATACCAGCAATCTCAAAGTCTACTGCTTGACCTTTTGCGTGTTGTGAAGTTTTCTTACTACCAATAGCTTCGCATAATGCTTCGCTACGATAACCAGATGTTACAGTAATAGGTTTGTCAAACTTAGCTCTAACAGGTTCTAGTATTTCATAACAAACATTCTCTAAGTTTTTTATATCACCAGCTCCAGGTGTATTATCAATACCCTTACGGGTTGCTGTCATTGATTTAGTAAATTCTTCTAGTTTAAAATGTTTAGATAGTTGCATATAATATTTTTACCTTTAATTTCTTTTGTTCTTTAGTTGTATTTCTAGATATAAAAGATCCTTTAAGATTTCTTTTGTAACCATCTGATGCAACATAACTGTCAGCTTTTCTGTAATTTTTACTTTTAACATCATAAGCAGTATACTCACCTGTAGTCATATTTAAAGTAACAATATCTACTGGACCCAAGCCACCAAGCGGTGTAAATACAAGGATATTAGGATCTTTGGCAAGATTAAGTTGTGCTGCAAGTTCACTAACAAGTCCAGTAACTGCTTTCTTTCTTCTAGCCATAAGAACAGCTCCTTTAAATTTTATCTAACAACATTAAGATTATACCTGCCATACCAGTTAATAAAGTACCAGCACATACAATCATTATTTTTTCTATTCTATTAATTTGAGTTTCTAATTGTTTCATTCTATCGTGAGTTTGTTTCTGCATAATTCTACAAAGTTTTTCGTGTGATTCTATTTTTTGTAATGCAATATTTTTAGACATTACTACCTTTGTGTTCATTACAAAAATAAGAAATGTATAATTTTTCTTTATTAAATTTTTCTATATTTTCATTAGTAACTTTAATAGTTGCTATTGCACCAGCTTTAGTACAATCGGTCCAAGTTTTAAATTCTATTGGTGATACTGATGGCGTATTACACATTCCAGTTATTGCTGAACAAATCGTGTAAGCCAATATAAACTTCATTGTTAAATATTAAATGCATCTTTAACTTCGTCTACTGTTAAACCTAGGTTTTGTAGTTTAGTTTTAGCAGATTCTATTCTAGCTTTTTTAGCATCCTCTGATGTCTGTCTAGCAGTTGCGTCTATTACAGCTTGTGCTTCTTCAGCATCTCTAGCTGCTTCTTCTTCTGCTGTGAAAGGAACTATGTTCCCATTTATATTGTGATGTCTTGCCATATCTTTTTATACTCCTTTGTTAAAATTTATGCAATACCATAAAGGCAAATATCTCCAGAATCTATAGTTCCAGCACTCATTTTAAATTGAATTGCATCAACTGCTGATGTGGTATTAAAATACCCAGCACTAAAATCTCCCATAGAATAATTACTATCATGAGCATTATTACATCTACTTAAAAAATGTTTTACAAAAGTAGTTGATGATGGATTAAATAAATTTAATGTTCCTCCTACACATTCATCATTTTCATTACCTATGTCTTGTGATAATTGAATAAAGTCTGTTGATTGTGCAAGGTCATGACCACCATTATATGTTAAAGCACTATCACCAGTGCTCTCATTATTATATACTATAAATGATGTTGTTGTTACTGTTACTCCATAACTAGACCCAGTATTTGTAGATGTTTGGAATTTTAAATCACTACTATTATTAGACGGGTGAAGATTATTAAATGTAAATACATACTCCTTATAAGTATCATCTAGCACCACACCACTTGCACCATCAACAAAAGATAAAGTAGAAGAACCACTAG